GTATTGATACAAGGAACAAATATAGAAGTGTTTACGTGCATAGTATCCCACTCAACTACTATTTTTACTCCGTCTGGATGTAGATCATGGCTCCGTAGTATCTTCATCAGTACTTACTGCAAACTTCATAACTACAACGTCTGCCGGGGGCAGGTTCAAACTGGTGCCCTTTGTTAAACGTGCCTTTATACGTTTGCCTTCACAATGCTCTTTTATCTGACTAATCAAATGACTGTAATTAATCTGTTGTTCTCCACACCAAATTTTCAGTATCTTAGGTACAACAAAAAACTTCTGAGTATCTGTCTCATACCGTGCCACAAGTCTACCTCTGGCTACAGCTTCAGGTATTACTAGTCCATCTAACCCATTGCCTTGGTTTTTTCGGTTATCGTGAGTGCTTTTTATTTGTAGTATGTTACTAAAGTGCTCACTAAAGAAGTCATTCATAATATCGAATACAGATGCATCTATACTAATGCTGTTGTTTTTATTCTGAGGTATTAGTACCTCCATCGCCCACTTAAATATCTTACTGATGTCGAAGTCTATCAGCCCTATCTTCTTGGCTATCATCAGTCCTGCTATCGTAAAGCTGACCTGTGCTGACCAAAAACGGTTTTCAGCGGCTAACTCTGCTTTCCTATCTACACGCTTTTGTATCTCTAAACATAGCTTTCGCACTTCATCCAAGTTCTGCATCACATGCTGTATAAATGCTATCCCTGCATGTCCGTAGTTTTCCTGTAGCTCACGGTTAAAAGTGTCAGTCTCTTCTTTAGACTGAAAATGCCCCTTCATATCGGGCACATAACACTCCATCACTCTTTGAGCTTCTGCTTTAGCCATCGCTTTAGCCATGCTCACACGTTCTATGATACTGGTGTTTCCTGTCGTGATCGCCATGAGCTTCCAAGGACGGCCCCTTACACGCTCCACGTTACTACTTCCTGACATCCGATTACGTTGCATACCGTCAGTAAATTGGTAAAGAAGATCAGAAGCTACGTTGGGAGGTATGTTAGTTATTTCATCTATGCACCAAGGCAAGCTATGGTATAGCTCCCCTCTATTCATTTTACTGTGTAGTGTATCTACTTGACGTATCACAAGGTTCTCAGGGTTGCCCCATATACTACATGCGGCATTCATCACAGTAGTTTTGCCCACGCCAGTAGCCTTACTGTGTAAATGTAGTGCACTACAGTTTACGTTCGCAAACTCCATAAGCACCGAACCAAACCCAATCCCAGTGACATATTGATATAACTCAAAGCCGTCCCTGTTCCAAAAGTTTATTGCTGCCTTCCAATTCTCTAATGATCCTTTAGGTTCAAAAGCAGGGAACAACGCTATCGTGGGGCCAGCAGGGGGATTAAAGTCTATGTCAGTGGGACGTATCTTTTTATTACCTAGTATGAAAGCATCGTACTTGTCGTTAGTCCATCCAAACTGCCTGTGTGCTTCATCGGCAATAGAGTTTGACTGAAGTTCGTTTATCCATGTAGTTGTGTAATTCATTAATTCATCCATCTTCATCACAGCTACCCCCTGTGCGGATAGCGCTTTACGGAACTCCTCTCTGGATGTTACCGCACTTAGAGGCAACGTAAATTCCTTGATGCCGTCCTTAGGTAAGTGTAACCGCATCACTGCAGATTCCCCAAGTTCAGCGTCTACTACTCTTTTTATTACATACAAATCATTGTGGTAAACAAGTCTTTCCTCCACATCCCCATCTAAATCTGCGATACGTATATAGATGCCTCCATTTGCTCCCCGGAAATACGGCTTGGGGTATACAGGTATCTCGTAACTACTTACTTCTTCCTCCTCTAATGAGGATAACTTATATGATGTGGTTCCTTCGGAGTCTGCTTCCTTAAATCTGTTTCCCAAAACAATCGGAGACTTTACTTTACCCCAATTAGGACAGTTAGGGCATATGTCAGGGTTAAACTCATCAAACTTTGCACAGGTATACGGACCCTTAATAGGGCCAAATTTCTTTTCAGTGGCCTCTTCTGAATAGTCAGGGTGTCTCTTTGAGAGCATGTGAGAGGCTTTCTTGCCATCTACACAGAACCTAGCAATGGATAACCCCGCTCTCCACATAGGTTCACTGGTGTTCTCTTGGTCTGTAGCAATGACCTTTAACTGTTCACAGCCACGCCCTGCTTTTGTTTTCTTTATTATATCTACAAAGCACGACTCTCTGTTACCTATCAATGCATCCATGACAGCGTTACCACTGTTAGGCGCAACCTTGGTGGGTAGTGGCGTGAACTCTGTGCCTAACAACCTAGCAAAAGAATCAAAGTTATTGGCTTTACCGCTACTGATAACCCTCACCGGAGATGGCGGGTCGGTCTTATAGTTGTGTGTAAGTGGAACTCGTAAGATACGAGCGGTGTCAGAAGTTACGGCAGGGTCAGCAAACAACCCGTGTGTATGACATAGCTTCTTTAGTTTCTCTGCTACGACTATCCAATCATCTATTATAATGTTCTCTGTCAGGGGCCAGTAAGCATGTACGCCTCTACCAGAATCTACGACAATAGGTTTAGGTAAGTGTAGCGTCTTACAAAAACCCTGTAATGCAATTACAGCTTCTTTCTTTGTTGCATAATCTTTACTAGGGCCACAATCTAAATCTAAGAAAAAACTACGCATGTACTCAGCGTTATCTGCTTTTCTTGACCCTTTTTCTTTGAAGGTAGCCAATGCAAAATAGGCATCGTAACCTTGAGTATCTAGTTCCTTCGCATCAGCCTCTAAGTAAGCAATGTCAGTATAAAACTTTTGCGTTCTTTTAGAGGCAGAAGCGTTGGCGGCAAACAGACAGTAGTGTCCCGCATCTGCTAATACCGCCTTAAAAAAGGTATCGGTATCCATAAATTCACCTGAAAATAAGATGCTAGGGAGCGGGTAACTCACCCATCCACAAAATGATGTTACCCTTCAAGAGAATTGACAACTCTCTATCCCTAGCGAAACTTAACTAATCGTCATCGCCCCATTCGTTAATGATAGCATCCAAATCATCGTCCTCGTCTTTAACTTTTGGAGAAGACTTTTCTTTCTTTGCCACCTTCTTGGGTTCTTCAGGCTCATCTTCAAAACCATCGTCATTCGCAGGTTCTGCGGTAACTTCTTCTGCAAACGGACTTGCCTCTTCTTCAACGGCAAACTCTTCGTCCACCTCAAAAGGAGAAGCAAAATCTTTTCTGGGTGCTTCTTTGAGCACTTGTATTCCACGGCACCTTAGACTTGTACCCCATATATTTGACATAATATAAGGTTTCCACTCCACACTAATATTGATGATGCTTCCCCGCGTAAGTTGATACCCTTCATCCATCAGTTTGTTGTTAGCATCCCAATGTTTTGGAGGGTTAACTTGTGTCTTACCATCAAAAGAACAAGGTATTTTACTTTTTACATGAAATACAGCGTTCTTTTCTTTTATAGAACCCTCAACCAACTCAAAGTTATGTTTAAATTTTGGTGCTTTAGGTGGGGTTGCCGCTAGTTCCTCTTCATATTTTTTTTCGTAGGCCGCTTTCATGCCTTGCATAAGAGGCAGTGCATCGTCATAACCTATCTCAAAAACAACGGAATAACTCGCATCTTTTGCTGTAAAAGCACAAGGCATACTTTTATTCGAACTTTGGTTGAAACTGTAGGGTTGGTCTAGTCTTGGGTGAATTGCTGTCACTTTTCTGATTAAATAATCAGCCATATCTTCGTTCTCCATTGCATTAAAATTAAGCGTTATTGCTTTTATGGTGTTGGGATGATTGACCATCTCCTCAACCGTGTTGTTCTCCGCACTGTCAATGGATCTAACAGGCGCGAAAAATAGCTTTGGTACCGAACTATCAGTATCAAAGTAAATCTTCGTGTAAACACTTACACAGGGTGTATCGTTCTTACTCAAAAACCGTGCGTATTCTTGTAACGGCATGTGCCCGTTTGATGCCCTACCGAATATACTATTCGCAGGAACATGTAGCTGATGCACCGCATAATCGTTTTCAAAAAGTACAGCTAGTTTTTGTGAAAATCTACAAGCCCGTCCACCTTTAGGCGCACTGCCACGTACGCTGTGTTCGCAATCCATGCACGCTGTAGCCTGTCTATCTATTACATTTTCGTCAGGCCGTTGAGTGTCAGAGGACCAACAAACAGGGGTTTGAGGCTTATCTTTGTTAAACGCATGGGCATAATACATCCGTTGCACAGGACTCGCATTGACAACCACACATTCGATTTCATCTTGTGTGTGAATCCCAAAATTAAACTTCCGGTCCTTTATACTTACCTTATCCATCAAACGTCATCGTCCAGATTAAGCTCCAACGTGTCCTCTTTTTCAGACAAAGTGTCCTGCCATTTCTGAGTAGTGTCAGGCTTGATCTCCCTGAGAGAGTTTTCAACCTCTTCAAGAATGAAACGGTAAGTATTGCCTACCTTTATGTAAGTGTTTCTAGGTATGTTGTCCTTGCGTATCCACTGCCTTATGGTAGAAATGCTTACATTAAACTTCTCTGCCACAGCGTTAATAGTTACGTACTCGCTCATCATGTGCCTCGCGGTTTTTGAATAGTAATTGTGTATTCCGCGTCCACTTGCAAGCCTTTTGGTAAGAGACCTTTATTGTTCTCGTCTTCTAACCATTCTTTGAGATTGGCTTGTGAGATTCTTTTTTGCAAAATATCAGGTATCTGATGCTCAAGAATAAACTTATGAAGGTTTTCCCAATCGCTAGTCCAATAATTAACTTTCTTTGTCCTAGTAAAAGTGCCTTCGTCAGTTTTTACAGAGTTGACATCGTTGTCTCGACAATGCGTCAATAAGACTTCTTTAATCTTATCTTGCTTTACTTCAAGACTCTTATCTTCTTTCTTATAATCTTCTTTGAGCTTGCTTCGCTCGTCCCGCAGAGCGCGAAATGCCTTGACCAGCTTGGGTAAGCTGATTTTCTTTTCTTCCATTGCTGTTCTCCATTGCACCAGTGTTAACTGGGAAACTTGACCATATTATGTTTTTGTTAGTTAGTCAAGTAAATCTTTGTATAAATCTATTATTCTTGTGTGTATGTTTATTCTATTATCTAACAGTGAGTAGATACGCTTTTCTACAGGCGAACTTTGTAGCTGCACCACCGTACACTTCTGATCCTGACCTGACCTGTGCACCCTCGCGTTGGCCTGTGCATAAGTCTCAAGGCTACTCGTTGGCCCCCACCATACCACCGTGTTAGCGGCAGTCAGTGTCACACCGTGAGCCGCAGATTGTGGTTGTATGACTAACACTTTAGGGTCAGGCATTGTCTGAAACCGTTTAAATATCTCCGTTCTTTTGGGTGCAGATACATCGCCACGTATAACGTCCGAACTTATTTTATCCTTGCGTAGCTTTTCAACAAGTATGTCTATGGCGTGCTTAAACGGTACGAACACCAAGACTTTTTTACTAGACTCATCTATAACTTCTTTCAACACCTTGTATCTGTGCGCTATATCAAACTCAAGGGCTTCACCACCGTCCGTGTAGACCGCGCCACATGATATTTGCAGTAACTTATTCATGTTCACAGCCGCGTTGGGGGCAGTAATCTGCTCTCCTGCCGCTTGCATAATCATTCTGTCCTTCAGTTCTTGGTAGTACTTCTTTTGTTGTCGGGACATTTCAACTTCACGTTTGACGTATACCATGTCCGGCAAGTCCAGACACTCTTCTTTGGTAAATCGAATCGCGGGTTGTAACGCATTAAACACCGTCTTTACTGAAGAGTCTTTCGGCACCCACTTGAACTGCGTTAGCTTTACCATCACCTGATCTCTAAAAGAACTAAAGAATTTAGGTACCGCATTAGGG